TTTAAAGGGCACTGATTTAAGTGGCGCTAATTTAAGAGATGCTGATTTGAGAGAGGCTGATTTATATGGCGCTTATTTAAGATGGGCTAATTTAAGTTGCACTGATTTAAATGGCGCTGATTTAAGGAGCGCTGATTTAAGAGATGCTTATTTAAAGGGCGCTGATTTAAGAGAGGCTGATTTAAGAGAGGCTGATTTGTGGAATGCTGATTTAAGTGGTGTTAAAAAAGGAGATAACGCATGAAAAAACTAACACAAGCAGAAATCGACGAAAAATTAAAAAACGATGATAAAGATTGGCGAAAGTTGGATTTAAGTGGTGCTGATTTAAGATGTGCTAATTTAAGTTGCGCTGATTTAAGAGAGGCTGATTTAAAGGAAGCTGATTTAAAATGGGCTAATTTAAGTTGTGCTAATTTAAGTTGCGCTGTTTTAAGGGAGGCTTTTTTAAAAGGGGCTAATTTAAGTGGAACTGATTTAAGAGAGGCTGATTTAAGAGAGGCTGATTTATGGGGAGCTAATTTGGAATTCGCAAATTTAAGGCGCGCTAATTTAAGAGATGCTGATTTAAGCGGAGCTGATTTAAGCGGGGCTAATTTAAGCGGAGCTGATTTAAGAGAGGCTGATTTAAGATGTGCTGATTTAAGCGGAGCTGATTTAAGAGAGGCTAATTTAAGCGGAGCTGATTTAAGAGAGGCTGATTTAAGTGGTGCTAATTTAACTGAATAGTAAAAGAGGAGTACAAAGCATGAGTAAAACAAAAGTTGATAATGTTTACATATTGACATCTGATGGAATCACAGTAGAAAAATTTCACATCAGAGATTTAGAAAAAGCAAAACAAAAAGCTGAATATTTAACAAAGATCCATGATGATGGATATAAATATACAATTAAAATAATTAATGAGTATGTTGATGATCGCGGATTTGGTTATAAACGCTTAGCTAAATAAAGGAGTGAAAAAAGATGATAAATGAAATAATTATTGATGCGCAACAAATAGCTGATGATTTTATTTTATTGTTAGATAAAAAACAAAAAGTAGATCTAATGAAAGGAATATTACCTGCTGCTAGATTGCACGGATATTTAAAAGCAATTAAAAGAAGATGTGGGTTAGAAAATTTATGTAAACAGGCACAAGATATTTTTGAAAAAGATATTATTGTTGCAATTTTAAATGAGGGAAATTTTTATGAATGCAATTAAAATTAAAAATAACGAAAAACAAAATAAAATATCTTTGTCTATTGAAGAAAAAGATAAAAAACTTATTAATGTAGAATGTGATTTTTAAATTAACTTAGTTAAGAGAGGTAATAACTATGAATGATAATTTTGAACAGTTCGAACGTATAGCATTTAGTCATATAAAAAAAATACATGAGTCGAATGTAAATTTAGATAATATTTTGAAAAAAATTAAGCAATTAATTGATGAACGCAAACAAATTGATTTTTTTGATGATAATATAGAATCATATTGCGATATATTAAACAATTCGAAAAAAATTTTGTTAATTGTTTTTGGTAATAATGATTTGTTATTGCAACATTATGCGATCAGAGAATGGGCTATTAGATATATCAGAGAATCTGTAGAAGAAAAAATGACAGAAGAAAAAATTATTACTATTACGGATAGAATTATTAAATATTTAGAAAGAACATATGAGTTATGAATATAAATGATGATATAGAAGAAATGATTAACATAATCAAGTGGAGATTTGATGCTTATGTTACTGATTATTTTACATCAATAACATGTTTATATAATAAAAATAAAATACCAAAAAAAAGGTACGAGTGGCTGATTAAAAAACGGCCGCATGAACTATTTGATGAATTATTTAATAAGTATTATTCTGATAATTAATGCTTAATAATTAAACACATAAAAGAACAAAAAAATTTAAAAAATATCGCAAAAAAGTCTTGACAATATCGTCTAAGCTGATATACTGTAATTAAGCTCATAAATAATTATGAGCTGATTAAAAAAGGAGTATAAATTATGATTCAAATACCATTATGGTTATCATTTTTTATAACAATAATAGGGATTACATCAATTATATGTTGCTGTATAGGGATTATATTTTTGATGCATAGGTGCGCTAAAAATAGTTTACTTGCAAAAAAGATTGATATGATCACTTTAATCACATCATCTTTTTTAAGTATTGTAATGATCATTATTATAATGATCTGGCTAGCGTTGATTTTATTATATGGTCATGCGCTGAATTTTTTAATTTAACATTTTAAGGTATAAATTATGACGCTTTTTTACGATAACAGTCAAGAGGAATTAACGACACTAGGTAAATTTATGACATTTATTACAGCTATATTAATAATAATATTTACTATTAGAATTATTGGCACTTCTTTACAAAATAATGAAGCATATTTACGCTATTTATGGATAGATAATTTGCAAAATGAGCATAATCAAGTTATTTATGTGCCCACTGAGACAAATTTGCCGATTTTAGAAGCTAGTAGATTAAATAAACATTGAAGGTAAAAAAATGAAACGACGACAAAATGAAACATATAATGAATATAAAAAAAGAAGAAAAAGAGAACAAGAATATATAATAGAGCATTTGAAAGGTAAGCTGTTTTATGATTCGTCAAATGACAAACATTATAAAAAAAATAAGAAATAATCTTTTTTTAATTAAAAATATGGAGGTTATTATTATGAACATGGGTGTTGAAATTAAAGAAAAACGAATTGCAAAAAATATATCAAAGCGCAGATTAGCACAAATTGCAGGAATTAGCAGCACATGGATTGATAAAATAGAAAACGGGTATGAACCAAAAAAGCAAAAACATGTTATTTTTGCAAAAATTTTACGTGCATTTGATAAAATTGATGATATGTATTATGAAAAAAGTGCAAGACAAAGATTGATTTATGAAGATAAATTAAGCAATAGATTAACTATTATATTAAAAATGATGGATGATAATTATAATAGAGCTAAAATGAGAGATGTATTTTGATATGAAAGACAATGAAAAATATGATAATTATAATCTTGATCAAAAATTATTGCATGATAAATGAACTATTTTCTGATATGTATGATTAACATAGGTGATAGATGAAATGAAAATAACGTCTGAAAAAATAAAACAATTGCGACAAAAACTTAAATTAAAACAAAAAGAATTTGCAAATTTGATAGGTATAACGTGGCAATATTTGTCTGCGCTAGAAAATAATAAAAAAAGCATCTCTCATAGAGTTGCAATTTTTGTACATTTACTTGATACTCTTGATTTAAATGCAGAAACAGCAAGACATTTTTATAAGAGATCATGCTTACATAAAAAATAGATAATTAAAAATAAATATGAAAATAAATTTTTCTAACAAATATTATTTTAAAAAAAATAAAAGACGTAATAAAAATATTTTAAAATATATTGTATGGCTAAATAATCATGATAAGTTAATTCATTTGTGCGATGAGTATTATCTTATGATTGAAAAAAATCAACATCGTCTAAGCTGATATACTGTAATTAAGCTCATAAATAATTATGAGCTGATTAAAAAAGGAGTATAAATTATGAAGTATATAACACAACATGCAGACAAAGAAACTGCGCTAGCTGCTGTAAAACAAGATGGGTGGGCACTCCAATTTGCGAGCGGCGAGCTAAAAAATGATAAAGATTTTTTCTTTGATTTAATAAATTTTGTTAAAACATATAGCATTGAAAAGGAAATTAAAAATGACTAAACGACTTACTTTAAAAGATTTTAAACATATTAAAATAGATATTTATGATTTTGATCTCTATATCTTATTTAATAAAAATTGGAAAAATTTATTTGCTAATTTTCTCGAAGAAAATCATAATTATTATTTAGATATAGATAAATGTGGATATGCACTAACAACTTTTATTAAGGATATTCATAGAATATATTTAATTTTTAATGAAAATCCAAACGCGAATTCAGTGATACATGAAAGCATTCATGCTGCTCTTTATATTATTTATCAACTTGACATTAATCTTGATAAAAATAATCAAGAACCATTCGCATATTTAGCTTCTTTCATTGCAACGAAAATTTGTGAAATTTCTTTTAATATTCATAATAATAAATCTTTTTTTACAAAAGTTCTTTCAAACTTAAAAACAGGAGACAAGAATGATGACTAATCATATAATTATGGATGCAACACAAATAGCGCAAAATTTTATACAGCTATTAGATAAAAATCAAAAAATTGAATTAATGCGTGGAACTATTCTATGAGGAAAATTCAACGGATATATAAAATTTTTAAAAAGAAAATATAGATTTGATAATATGCATAAATATTCTCAAGATTTTTTTGAAAAAGAAATTATTATAGCAATTTTAATAGAGAGTAGTTTTTTAACGGAGGAATTAAATCATGAAAAAACTAACGCAAGCAGAAATCGAAGAAAAATTGAAAAATGATGACAAAGATTGGCGAATTCTGGATTTAAGCGGTACTGAAACACAACATGCAGACAAAGAAATCGCGCTAGCTGCTGTAAAACAAGATGGTTTAATGCTTAGATATGCAAGCGCTGAATTACGAGCAGATAAAGAAGTTGTGCTAGCTGCTGTAAAACAAAATGGTTTAGCACTTAGATATGCAAGCGATGATTTGCAAAAAATAGTAAAAGATGAGTATAATTTATGAACTATAAACAAGAAGACAAAGAATTTGCAGAATTATTTGATCATGTGGTAAATTATATCTAGAGTTAACTCTTTTTAGAAGAGAAACATTGATGCAGTTACAATTAAACGAAACAACTAAAAAAGTGTTAAAAGAAAACAATATATATATTTAAAAATACTAATTATATTTAAACTTTAAAAATCTTTACGTAAAGTTTTTTTACCTAAAGAATCTTTACTTAAGCTAAAATTTAAAAGAATATATTATTATGTTTATAATCGAGGGTAAATAAAACATGCATAGAAAAATAATGAAAAGACGAAAAATTAAAAACTCAGAAAATTTTAAAAGAAATATCAAAAAAAATAAAAAAGATGAAAAATTTAATATTGATAATTTACATATAGAAAAACAAATATATAATTATTATATAATTTTTGATAAATTTGGAAAACCACTATGGAAGAAATATTTAATTGAACAAGAAAATAAACAGATTAATAATTTTGATGTGATTAATATAAGCCAACCATCAATTTTAAAAAATGTAAAAACAATTACATCAAATAATTTATAGAGATAAAAAAATGCAATCAAAATCTGCGAAAGCTTTCATGTGTATGCAAAATTTTAGCAATAAATATTGCAAAAATTGTAAATTATTTAATACATCTAAATGTAAAGTTACACCAAAAATTCTTTATTATATATGTTATTTTTCATTAAATAATTTAAAATGTATATGTGATAAATTTATAGAAAAATAAATTTAATGTCAATAATTTATAATTATTTGTTAATCAGCATGTGCAATTAAAAAATATTCAGTTATCTATTGCATTTATTGCACTCATATTGTTACTCATGATTATTTTTCAAACCATGCTGTTGCACATATATTAGCACTATCTTTTATTTTCTTATTCATAATATTTTTGTTATATATTGACAATAAAATTGATCTCGATCATTTTTATCTATGCAAGAACTATCACAATAATACATTATCTCTTTATTATATTTATATCGAAATTTAAAAATTGTAATAAATATTATATATGTCTTAAAAAATCTTTCATTTAAATTTTCATAACTTGCAATAGGAATTTTGATTTCTTTTTTATATGCAAGATCATTTTTTAAATTAATAAAACCAACAAAATTATTATAATATTTATCGAAAAGTAAAAACCGCTTTCCGTCAAATAATAAACGTTTATTACTAAATGGAAGTAATGGCAATACAGAATCAATTATTTTTTTGTTATAAGTTATTGTTTTCATACTTTTATTTTGATATCATTAATTACTCATAATTATTTCTCAAATTTATGCAACATCATCATTTTATTAAGAAATAATTACACCAATAACAATAAAAATAATCATTAATACAACAATAATCGCACAACCTGATCCAATTAAGCCAAATCCTGTTTTTAACATATTTTTTCTAAATTTTTTAAAGCAACTTTCTTTTTTTTGAACTAAATAAGAATTTTGACAAAGATAACTGTTGAGCAAATAATATACATTTGTTTTAAAATTATCTATATCTGCTTTTTTTGCTAGATTAAAAATATATAATTCGATTTGTTTATCATTGTTAAAATAATGTACTAAAGATAAACTATCAAAAGGCTCGTTTTTTGCCAAAAAATATTTAATTCCCGCAAAAATCGCGCGATTTATTTTTGTTGAAAAATGATATATGTCAATCGGTAATACACCATGTTTGCGTAAATAATTAGTAAATTCATCACGAATTTCAAAAAGCAATGAATTATCTGTTAATAATGATCCGAGAACTGATTGTTCAATATCCACATCCACAATATTATAAATAGTCATAGTCATGTTTCCTGCATAAATTAAATATTATATTAACAAGAGCCATAACAATAGCCATCGCGATAGTTATAGCTAGAGCAGCAAATGTCAAGATTTATTTTAACACAAAGACATAAAAATGCAAGAAAATCACAAGAAAATCACAAGAAAATCAATTGGGCAATCTTTTTGTGACAATTGTGCTGACGCAGCATTTATTAAAAATACGGCGTCGTTACTTTTGATTAAAAAATGGTCAGTTAGCAAATAAAAGTATAATATTATACAGTAAAAAATCAATAAAAATTTGTTTTATTTTTTTAAAAAATATATTATTCTTATTGTTAAATTTATGACAATAATTATCCTGTTTTATTTTTAAACAACTAAAGCGGGTGATAACATGACAATTGATGCTGTACAAGCTATTGGAAAAAACAGAAAAGAGTTGATTACTTTTATGTCAAATTTTTGGATAAATGCTAAATTAGTTGCTAAATTATTAAATCTCAAACCTGACACGATTTATCAAATGAGATTTGGCAGCAGAGAAATTTCGCAAGAACAAATAGATTTTTTAAAAAAAAGCTATAAAGAATATATGTATAAACAACTTGAAAAGTTATAAGGATTTTATTTAAGTGAAATTTGTTGAATATTCATCTATTAAAAATATCAATGATAGTAAATTTATTGATAAAATTTATAATCAATGCTATGGTGATAATTTATATATTGTTTTAGAAAAAGCGCATGGCGCTAATTTTGCAATTTATTTTGACGGTAAGCAATTCAGATGCGCGTCAAGAGATAGATTTCTTAATTTTATATTAAATTTAGATGATGAAAACATTTTACAACTAGATGAGTTTAATCGAGTTTGTGAAAATTCTGAAGGTTTTTTTGGATATAAATATATTTTATATTTTATCTTGCCTAGAATTGTAGAGTATTATAAATTTTTAAAAAATTTTGAAAAAATAGATCAGCTTATTATTTATGGAGAATTAATAGGAGCAAATTATCAGCACGATGATTTTAAAATTATAAATAAAAAATATAATCTGAGAAAAGTTCAAAAAGGTGTATTTTATTCTCCAGTTCCAACTTTTTATATTTTTGATATAAAAATCAATAATAAATATTTAGGATATTATAAGTTTGAGAATGTTTGCGCTAGATTTTTTTCAAAAAAATTTAAAATTAATGATAATGATAATGAGTGTCAAAAAATATTTAAAAAATATAGTATTTGTTATGCATATAAATTATTTAGCGGATCATTGAAAGATTGCATCAAGTTTAATAATGAATATGAATCATCAATACCTAGCATTCTTGGATTGCCAAAAATTGATAATAATATATGCGAAGGTAATATTATTAAGCCTGTTAATGATCTATATTTAGCATGTGGATCTAGAATTATATTAAAAAATAAAAATATTAAATTTGCTGAAAAACAAAAAGAGAAAAAAAATAGTATAAGAATAGAAGATATATCAGAACAAGCTCAAAATTTATTAGATATATTATTAACATATGTTAATATGAATAGATTAAATAATGTGATATCGCATATTGGAGAAGTTACAATTAATGATTTTGGTAATTTGATGAAAGAATTAAATAAAGATATTTTAGATGATTTTTATTATTATTGTGCTGAGAATAATTTTGATTATCTTACAAAAGATGAACAAAAATTTTTACGCAAAGAATTAAATAGAAATTGTGCAAATTTAATAAAAGAATATTTTACGAGTAATAAACAATTAATTTTAAAACAAAGACAGCAGAAGTGATGAAATATGCGAATAGAACAAGTTGACATAAAAAAAATAAAACCATATGAGAATAATCCAAGAATCAATAAAAAATCTATTGATAAGGTTGCTAATAGTTTATTAGCATATGGTTGGAGACAACCAATCGTTGTTGATAAGAATATGATTATTGTTGCTGGTCATACAAGATTTTCTGCTGCAAGGCAATTAAAATTAAATAAAGTGCCTGTGCATATCGCAGATAATCTTAATGAGCAACAGATAAAAGCATACAGATTGGCTGATAATAGATCTGCTGATGACTCAGAATGGAATTTTGATGCATTAAAAATAGAGCTAGAATCTTTGATTGATTTTGATCCACAAGTTGATTTAGCTATTACAACATGTTTTGATCAAAGCGAAATAAATTCTATTATGGAAGATGATAAATTAAAAACTGATCTAGATAAAAATGATGAGATTTTATTTGAAAATAATAGTTTTGATCTTGATAAAATTGTAACTAAAGAAGGTATGGTTTGGGTGTTGGATAAACATAAAATAATTTGTGGTGATTCAACTAAAAAAGAAACATTTACTAAATTATTTAATAACTCAAAAAATGATAATATAGATAAAGCAGATATGATATTTACTGATCCTCCATATAATGTTGATTATGAAGGGCATAAAAAAATAAGAGATAAAATATCTAATGATAAAATGACAGATGATAATTTCTTTTGTTTTTTAAAAAATGTTTTTGATAATATATATAATTTTATAAAAGATGATGCATCATTATATATTTGTTATTCAACTTCTGAAACATCAAATTTTTTAAAAGCATTAGATAACAATAAATTTAATATTATAAATATTATTATATGGGCTAAAAATCATTTTGTTATAAGTTTTGGTAGGTATAATAGACAATATGAGCCTATTATTTATGCTTATAAGAAAAATAAAACAGATAAATGGTATGGTGATAATACACAATGTGATTTATGGAATTTTAATGTTTATAAAAGTTCTAGTTTACATCCAACGATGAAACCAGTTGCTTTAATAAAAAAATCGTTAATCAATAGTAGTAAAAATAATAATGTTATTTTAGATCCATTTTTAGGTAGCGGATCAACATTAATTGCATGTGAAGATATGAGTCGTATATGCTATGGAATTGAATTAGAACCTAAATATGTAGATACTGTTATTCAAAGATGGCAATTTTTAACAAAAAAAGATGCTATGTTAGAAAATGGTCGATCATATAATCAATTAAAGGATATGTTGAAAAATGACAAGCGGTGAACACCCAAATTGTAGACGTGCTGACAAAAAAAATTTAAAACCTTTTAAAAAAGGTGAGAATATAACGCACGGAAAAACTGGAAAAAGAATATCAACACGATTAAAAGAAATCCTAAATAAAAATTTAACGCTAAAAAATCCTTTTACTCATGAAATGGAAAAAAAAACAGGCAGTGAATGGGTTGCGTTAATGATAGTTGCGCATGCGTTAAAAGGTAATTCAAAAGCAATGGAAATTTTGCTTGATCGCACAGAAGGAAAAGTATTAAGCAAAGTTGATATGTCAGTATCTGAATCAATGTCAATTCAGATAATTAAACAGCAAATACGTTTAAAAAATGATAAAAACTGCAAATGAATTTAAAAATGAATTTAATTGTAGTCAGGACATATATGATGCAGCAATTTATGCGATACGTCTTGAAGATAGCTTTTATGAATTTTATAAAGAAGCATGGTGTGTTTTGCATGATAAAAGTATTCCATTAATTAAAATCCCATTAGTTAAAATTTTATGCGATCATTTACAGACTTTGTACGATTGGCATGCTGGTAAAATAACTGATATAACATTTAACCGTATAGCGATTGCAGTCCCGCCTGGTTTATCAAAAAGTCTAAGTGTTTGCGTTGCATTTCCTGCGTGGGTATGGACAAAGGAACCATCTGCTAAATTTATGAGTGGTTCTTACAATGAATCATTTGCAACAAGAGATGCTCGTCGCACAAGAGATTTAATTAAAAGTGAGTGGTATCAATATTTGTGGGGTGATGTATTTAAAATTAAAGACGATCAAGATTCAAAAAAATATTATGAGAATGATTGCGGCGGAGAAAGATTAGCATTTGGAACAAGAGGAACATTTACAGGTATCAGATGTGATTTTGCATTGTTTGACGATCCGTTAAAAATTCAAGACGCATATTCAAAACTTGAGCGAGAAAAAATAGGAAAACTTGTTGGAAATGCTCATACAAGATTTAAAAACCCACAAACTGGAGTAATTGTAGTTATACAACAGAGATTACATGTTGATGACCCGATAGGGAGGCTTTTAAATAAAAAAAATGAAAAATGGGATTATTTGTGTATGCCAATGGAATGTGACCCATCAATAAGATGCAAGACTCAAATTTTTGAAGATAAAAGAAAAGATGGTGAATGTTTGTGGCCTGAAAGATTCACAAAAGATTTTTTAAAAGCTGAAAAGGAAAGCATGGGATCTCGTGATTATAATGCTCAAATACAACAACATCCAGAAAGTGAAAGCGGAAGCATTATTCATCGCGAATGGTTTAGATATTACAAGGAGTTACCTGCTGAACGTAAATTTAGAATACAAGCATATGATACAGCTTTTAAAATAAAAAAGACAAGCGATTATTCATCATGCATAACAATAGATTATATACCTCCGTATTTTTACATTGTCGGATATTGGCGCGAAAAAGTTGAAATGCCAGAATTAAAACGAAAAATACAAAACTTATATGCTAAATATAACCCTGATCAAGATATTTTAGAAGACAAGGCATCTGCACCGTCAGCTGTTCAAGAGTTAAAAAGATATACAACAATTCCGTTTAAGTTAATTAACCCACAAGGAAATAAAGAGTCAAGATGTTATGCTGTTAGTCCAACTTTTGAAGCTGGAAAAATATTATTTCCTGATGTGTCATTTTACCCAGAAGCTGCTGAATGGCTTATTGATTTTGAAGATCATCTTGTAAGATTTCCTAGCGAAACACATGATGACGATGTTGACGCACTAACATTGGGAATAATTTATCTTAAAGATAAATTTAAGCAACCAAAATTATATTCTCTTTAACAAAAAGATAAAATCCTTTATAAAAAAAAATAGATGTGTAAACTATATACTATTTATATATCTATCCTATAATAAATAAGGCGCTCTCATGAAATTAAAAAATTTTTTTAAAATTCCTTTTTTTAAAAATTCAAAAAATAAAAGTAACAAAAATAATAAAAATATTATTGATATTGATTTATCAGAGACATGTCCATCAACTTACAGAAGGCAATCATATATCGATTGGCTTATTTGTAAAAATGAAACGCAATTAGCTGCAACAACAGCAATTAAATATTTTTTCATGTGCGCTCCGTTATTTGACGGTATAGATAGAATTTCTCAAGCAATTTCTGAAATTAAACCACTTGTTTATGATATGCGACTCAAAAAATTTATTTTAGATCATCCGTTAAATAAATTATTACAAAAACCTAACTATACAATGAATGGCGCAGAATTTATGTACGCAATATCAACGTTTATGTTGTTGACAGGCAACAATTATATGTTTGGTGATGGAATTAACAAAAATAAACCTCCTATGCAATTATTTTTACGCCCACCTCAAGCTGTTGATTATTTTTTAGGAACAGATGGACAGATTAATTCTTACACAGTTCAATTAATGAACAAATTAACACAATATCAAAAAATAGTTGATATAAATTATGGATTTAGATATATAAATGAGACAAATAATATCACATCTGAATTATTTCATTTTAAAAATTTTAACCCAGATTGTACATTATTTAATCTCAAAGGAAATTCAGTGCTAAATTCGATTTATTACGAAATTGAACAATATATCGCATCAGGGAGGCATAATTTATCGTTGCTTAAAAGAGGTACAACAATCAGCGGTGTTTTTTTCAGTGAAGATGATTTGTCAGACAATGCATTTGAGCAACTTAAAGCACAAATCAACGAATACTATTCTGGAGATCAAAATGCAGGAAGACCATTTTTGGCAGTTGGAGGGTTAAAATTTCAACCGAATCAACAATCAAATAAAGATATGGATTTTAATGCGTTAACAAAAAATGTTACTGCAACTATATATAATATATTGCGCATTCCGTTGCCATTAATTGCATCTGATACAATGACGCTTGCAAACCTTGAAGCGTCAATGACAATTTTTTATAAAAATGGTGTGTTGCCGTTGGTAAAGCGTATTTACGCTAATCTAACACAAGCTTTGCTCTCAAAATACCCAAACTCAGAAAATTTAATAATTTGGTACAATGCTAACGATATTCCAGCGCTGGAAAGTGAAATTATAGAAAATGTAAACAAAAAGAAGGATTTGGGCGTTTTAACTGCTAACGAATTAAGAGATGAGCTAGGTAGAGATCCGTTAAACGGGGGTGACGATCTATATCAACCTGCCAGCAACGTGCCATATGCTAGCAAGACAAACGACATATTAGATGTTCAAGACAATAAACCTGATGAGTCAAATAAACCAAAAATTGATCAAAATAAACAACCGTCTGATGACGAACAAGGAAGCAATGATGCTTAATGCGACACAAAATGAACGCACAAAAGAAGCACAAAAACAGCACAGGTTAAAATTAACGCTTGAACTTGCATTGTACGGTTCTTTGTTACCAATTTTTCGCGGTTTTTCGACTGATTTGCGCAAACATTATGCAAAACATGGCAATATGATTCATACGCATGATTTTAGAGCAGATGTAAAAAAAAAATTAGAAAAACACTATAATAAAGTATCTGAAAAATTTGCGAAAACAATAGTCAATAAAATTGGTAAGCCTGATAATCATGATCAAATTATAGTCTCAATTTTAACAAAAACTGATATACATAATCAGTTGCGAGCTGCTGAAAGTGCAAAAATTATTGCAAACACTACACATCAAGATATGATCGAGTCAATTATACAAGCAATAAACGAAGTTAAAACAAAAGGTGAACAAATAACGTCAAAAAACGTTGCAAATATTGCTGAAATCAGACTAAAGAAAAAAATGCATGGTAGATTAACGACAATTGCAACAACTGAGACTAATAATCCTGCAGAACATACTAAACAAACTGAAATTGATTACTTAAATCATCATGATGCAATCATTAAAAACGAAAAAATTAGAGAAAAAACAAAGAAAAAACAATGGCTTGCAATTTTAGATAAAGTTACACGTGAAACACATGCAGAATCTGACATGCAGATAGTTGATTTTAACGATGCATATATTGTTGATGGCGAAAAATTAATGTATCCAGGAGATATGAGTTTGGGCGCATCAATTGGTAATACTATTAATTGTAGATGTTCATCTATCATTATAATAGATTAAAAAGAGCAAAAATTTTAAAAATATTTTGACAAAATTTTATAATTAATTATGATGATCTAATCATGCATGCATGCATGCAAACATGAAGCATTTTTGTTATATTTTATAAATAATTGAGTGAGTATGAATAAGACTCTTAATATCTCATGAAGTTTATTTTGTATAATTTTTGCGTATTGGTGCAAATTGATCCTCGCATACTAGACGATATGCAAATAAAATGTGGAAAGATCTTGTGTGCATGCGCCAATTTTGAGCTATAAATGAACACACCAAAAAAAACTACATTTTATTATTGTTTTTTAATCGTAGGTAAGATGGTTATGTGAATATTATTAATATACCATTTACATTTATGATTTTGTCAAAAATATTTTTTTAAAATTAATATTAAAACTTTTGCTTAAGCTATAGATCATAAATAAAATTTTTCTTTCTTGATAGTGCTAATCTTTTTGCTAAGATCTGATTTAACAGGTTCTCTTTTTAATATAAGTGAATTAGTTTTGTAATAAAAAATTAAGGAGATTTTATGAAGAAAAATTTATTAAACATAACAGAAATTTTGAATATGTTCTGGGAAGCGCCGAATATGGCTTTATTTGATCAACACATCATTAGTGCTGTTTTACAAAGATCAACCGCTTCGTTAGAGCGCGATCGATTTATTGGAACAGGATTACCGTTTAAAAAAATTGGCAAACTTGTCAGATATAAAAAACAAGATGTCCTTGATTGGCTACAAGAAAATGCTCCAACGATCAATTCTACAACACAACACCGAAACATGAGGGGGTAATACGAACACAATAAAAAAAGTCGCTGACTCTCACCAGACGACTTTTCATCATATACGCACAAATTATAACTTAAATAACAAAACTGTCAAACCTTTTCCACCATATTGATTAACAAATATTTTTTTTACAAAATTTTTTAATTGACTATTCAAATTTTACACACTAAACTTATTAAGTTCATTGGATAATTATTGTTCGTTTTTACTCCTGGAAGGCTTATGACGTGTTCATAAGCCTTTTTTTATTTCAGATTATTTTTTCATTATTTTCACGATAATCTTTCCTTATTTTAACGAGAGGTCAAAAAGCTTACTATGTAAT